GTTAAATGGAACAACACCAATATCTAAAGCTGACATAGAAGCTAAAATGGCAGAGGTACAAGCAGAGTATGATGCTGAAGAATGGAAAAGAAATAGACAAGCAGAATACCCATCGCATGAAGACTGTATCCACGCACTATTAGATGGTGGTGATACACTTACGGAACTACAAGCTAAACGAACAGCTACTAAAACTAAATATCCAAAATCAGGAGCATAGACCATGCTCGGACTAACTTCCTTATCCGGTGCTCCAATATCGACATCGTTCTTTAACCCTAATGTTACAATTAATGTAACAGCAAATCCTTTAACATTAAGTATAGGTAGCGCATCTGCATTAGCAGGATCCTTGGTACAACCAACTGGTAGCCCATTAACACTTGGCTTTGGATCATTAACTATTGCAGCAGCAGCAAATGTTACACCTACAGCTACACCATTTACTTTAGGTGTAGGTACGATTACAGTATCAGCAGCAGCTAATACAAGTGTCACAGGAAACCAATTGACCTTGTCTACAGGAAGTGTTACAATCACTGCAGCTGCGAATGTAAGTCCTACAGGCGTGCCTATGACTCTTACAGTCAATGATCCAGGTATCATTACATGGCAACCTATAGATCCAGGAGCATCACAAACATGGGTTAATATAGACCCTTATTAGGAGAATTATGGCATCAAGTTTTTCAACAAATTCAAAATTAGAACTTATCACAACAGGTGAAAAGGCTGGTCTTTGGGGCACGATTACCAATACAAATTTACAAATATTAGAACAGTTATCTACAGGATATTTATCTCTAGCTGTGGGTGGTGCAGACGTAGCATTAGCATTAGATAATGGAGCTACATCAAATGGTAAAAATATTTACATTAAATTAACAGGAACTTTAACAGGTAACAGAACAGTTACTATTCCAGACTCTGCTGAAAGAGTAATGGTATTTCAAGATGCAACTACTAGAGAAAGTTCTGGAAGTATAAAAACTTTAACAGTTAAAACTGTATCTGGATCAGGAGTATTGATTCCTTCAGGTGCAACTGTATTAGTTTATTCTGATGGAACTAATGTTAATCTTGGTATGAAAACTAAAGGTTATATAACAGTAAACTCTTCTACTGTAACAGCTTATACAGCATCTGCTGGTGAACAGATTTTTGCAAATACAACAGCTAACCCAATTACAATTACACTTCCTACATCACCTGCTACAGGAGATGAGATTACATTTATCGATGCAAGAGGAACATTTAACTCTAACAATTTAATATTAAATAGAAATGGTCAGCCTATAAATACAGGCACATCTAATCTAACATTAACCACTAACGGCCAAGCTTTTACATTAGTGTATGTAGATTCTACAAGAGGTTGGGCATACAAAACTAACACGGCATAAGGAGCACGGACCATGGCTCTTATTGAATATAATTTTCTTCCAGGAATTGACAAACAAGATACGACTGTAGGTGCAGAAAATAGATGGATAGATTCTAGTAATGTTAGATTTAGATATGGTCTTCCAGAAAAAGTGGGTGGTTGGTCTTCTTTAGTATCAGATAGTATTGTAGGAGTTGCTAGAAAACAACATGCTTTTGTTGATCTAGAAGGTAATAGATATGTAGCTATTGGAACTGACAAATTTTTATTATTATATTTTGAAGGTCAACTATTTGATATTACACCTATAAAATCTACAATTGGAAGTGTTGTTATGTCTGCTCAAGATGCAACACAAGAAGTATCTTTAACGTTTTCATCTAATCATAATTTACAATCAGGTGATATTATTTTATTAGATAGTGTTACAGTTCCAAGTGGTATTGGTTTAACAGATGCTGCATTTGAAGATAAACTATTTCAAGTGACGAGAGTTACATCTTCTTTAGTAGCGATTGTAACTGGAACACAAACTACAACAGGAGCTGCCGGTGGTGGAGCGTGTAGTGTAATTCCTTATGAACCAGTGGGTCCTGCTGCACAATCTTATGGTTATGGTTTTGGTATTGGTCAATATGGTGGTACTGTTCAAAGTCCATTTACAACAACTTTAAATGGTGCTTTACTTGCAGACACTAATGGTACAGGTGGATCAGGAACTGTTATTAATGTTACATCAAACTCCGGTCTTCCAACAACAGGAACTATAGCAGTTGGTAATGAATTAATTACTTACACTGGAAAAGGTACAAATACTTTAACAGGTATCACTAGAGGTGCTTTTGGAACTGCAACTGTTGGTACATCAAACGGTCAAGCTCATTCAAATGGTGCAACGGTTACAGATGCTTCAAACTTTACTGGTTTTGGAAGCGCTGTACAAGCTTCTCAAGTAATACTAGAACCTGGTTTATGGAGTCTTGATAATTTTGGTCAGGTATTGGTTGCAACAATTGGAAATGGTAAAACATTTACATGGAATGCAGGAGCTGCAGCACCAACAACAGTAAGAGCATCAACAGGTACATCTGGTTTTTCTACATCATCAAATCCAACAGCAACAAGAACAACTTTAATTTCTCCAACTACACGTCACTTAATTCATCTTGGAACAGAAACAACTATTGGAGATTCAACTACACAAGATGATATGTTTATAAGATTTTCTAATCAAGAAGATATAAATGATTACACTGCAACAGCAATCAACAGTGCTGGTGATTTTAGATTACAAGATGGTACAAAAATTGTAGGTGCAATTAAAGCAAAAGAAACAATTCTAGTCTTCACAGATAATGCTTTATACACAATGAAATTTATTGGTGCTCCGTTTACATTTAGCTTTGAACAAGTAGGTACAAATTGTGGACTAATAGGTAAGAATGCAGTTGTTGAGATAGATGGTGCAGCATTCTGGTTATCTGCAAATGGTTTTTTTATGTTTGATGGTACAGTTAAATCATTACCATGTTCTGTTGAAGATTTTGTATTTGATGATTTTGATACTACAAAAGGTCAACAGGTTGCAGCAGGTATTAATAATCTTTTTACAGAAGTTGTTTGGTATTATCCTTCGTCTAGTTCTAGTTTTAATGATAAATACGTTGTATTTAATTACGGTGAACCAATGAAAGGTGGTGTTTGGTATACAGGAACAGAATCAAGAACTTCTTGGATTGATGCAATTGTATATCCAAAACCTTATGGTACAAAATATGATAGCACAGCAAATGGTACTTTTCCAATTGTTGTAGGTCAAAGTGGTTTAGGTCAAACTAAATTTTTTGAACATGAAGTAGGGACAGATCAAGTTAATGAAGATGGGTCTACTACTATAGTTTCATCATTTGTAAAATCATATGATATTGATTTAGAACAAAGACAAAGAAATGAACAAGGAAAAGCTAGCGGTCCTAAAGTTGCAGGAGAAGTATTTTTAGCTATGAGAAGATTTATACCTGATTTTAAAACTTTAGTTGGTAATGCAAAAGTAAGTTTGGGAATAAAAAGTTATCCTCAAGAATCTGATAGCACAACAGCGTTGAGTCCTTTTACAATAAACTCAACTACAATTAAAAAAGATACAAGAGCTAGAGGTCGATTTATAAACGTTAAAATAGAAAACGATGATAGTGGTGAGTCTTGGAGATTTGGCACACTTCGTTTGGATGTACAACCAGATGGACGTAGATAATGGCTAAGATAAATGTTAGAATACCAGAACCAAAAACAGAATACGATGTATCTAACCAAAAACAAATTAACAGAGCTTTAACTATTATGAAGGATCAATTAAATTCTACATTTTTAGATGAAGTAAAACAGGAGCAAGAAAGATTTTCTTGGTTTATAAGTGGCTAACGTATATAAAAATGAATTAGTAGATTTAACTACTACAGATAATACTACGGTGTACACAACACCGTCTGATTCTAGAGCCATAATCAAAAGTATTATAGTATCTGAAGATGCTGGATCAGGGACCACGGTAACTTTTACTGTAACAAACGCTGCATCAGCAGTATTTAATTTATTTAAAGATAAATCAATAGGCTCAAAAGCAACAACAGAGCTGTTAACTCATCCTTTAATTTTAGAAGAAAATGAGGTATTAAAGGCACAAGCAGCAGATGCAAATGAATTACATATAATTGCATCAATATTGGAAATAAACAGGGATTAATATGTCATTTATTGAAACAGAAGCATCATACAGAATAGAAGTAATAAATGGTAAACCCGTTAAAATTATAACACCACAAACAGAAATTACATTAACCAATACTAAAACAGGTCAAGAATATAACTCAGATGCAGAGGCTATGCAAGATGTACAAGATTCAAATACAGATACCGTAGCTGATGATATTAAGAGAGATGTTAAAGTAATAGTAGAAGCATTACCACTTGGCGGAAATGCAAAATTATAATATAATAGAACGATGGCAATTACAAGAGCACAGCAATATAGACAGATGTTAAAAGATGGTAGTAAAAAACCTGTTAAACAAGCAGGTGTTATGAATTATATGCCATCTGAAATGGTAACTGTACCAAAGATAGCTAAGTCATCACCAGACACACCTACAGCAAAGTTAGCTTACATCACACCTGAAGAACAAGACATACTTATAGATTTAAATTTATATGGATCATTAGATGGTAAACCAAATAGAGGACCTGGTGGTATACCTTCTTTAGAGGGAGACTTTGGTTCAAAAACAGGTCAAGCGAGCACAGGTGCGGGAACTCCAGGAAGTTATGGAGAAGCTGGTCCTGATGTATCTGGAAGTAAAGACACTGGAACAGGTAATTACCAAGTAACTAATCAAACAGTTCAAGATGAATATAATAAAAATAGAAAAAAAAGAGAAGCGGATAAAAAACAAAAAGAAATAGAAGAAAAATTTAAAGCTGATGCAAAAAAAACAAGAAAAAAAATGCGTGACAAAGTATTGGCTGATAAAAAAACACGTCAACAAAGAATAAAGGATATTTTATCTGGTAAATTTGGTGTTGACAATCCTTATGGTCTTTCACCAACAGAATTAGCAGATTTAAAATCACTTGGTATTGATCCAAATAAAGAAGGACCAATGACAGATATGCAACAAGATGTATTTGATCAAATGATGGAAAAGAATGATAGGTTTTCTGGAGTTAATTTAGAAAATTTTCAAAACAAATTTAATTTACCTAAAACAGGTTTAACAAGTTTAGATTTAGTAACAGGTTTACTTGAAGGACCTTTATCAAAAGGTGCTAAAAAAACTAAAGAATTTTTTACTGATGATGTTTTAGGTGCAGGTAGATTTAAATACCTAGGTAATACAGTTACACCTGAAATATTTTCAATGCTTGACCCTACAGAAATGCAAGAAATATATGGTAATTATGACACTAGAAGAAAATCAGGTGAAATAGATGCTTATGGTAACCCCACTAATTTAAATACAGGTGGTGCAAACGAACTACAAGACCCATGTAAAGGACCCAACCCACCTGCTTATTGTAATGTAGGTAATGATGACGATGATGATGATGACACAACACCTACAAGAAATTTAGGTGGCCTTGCTCCAAGATTCGCGGGCTCTATATTTGATTTCACAGGTCTTGCTGATGGTGGAATAGCTAGAGCAGGTGCCATGGACGGTGGACGAATGAAACAAATAGAAATGATGGAAGATGAAGATACTCCTGAAGGAGGAATCATGGACCTTGAATCAGGAAGACAAATGTATTTCCTAGGTAAGCTAGTTAAAAAAGCAACAAGAGCAGTTAAGAAAATTGTTAAATCACCAGTAGGTAAAGCTGCATTAATGTATTTTGGTGGTCAAGCACTTATGGGTGCAGGTGGTTTTGGTGGTGGAAAAGGTTTAAGTTCTTTCTTTGGTAAAGGAAATGGACGGTGGACGAATGAAACAAATAGAAATGATGGAAGATGAAGATACTCCTGAAGGAGGAATCATGGACCTTGAATCAGGAAGACAAATGTATTTCTTAGGTAAGCTAGTTAAAAAAGCAACACGTGCAGTTAAGAAAATTGTTAAATCACCAGTAGGTAAAGCTGCATTAATGTATTTTGGTGGTCAAGCACTTATGGGTGCAGGTGGTGGATCTGGAATTTTTAGTGGATTAAAAGGAAAACTATTAGGTCAAGCAGGATCAAGAGTAGGACAATCTTTTGTTCCTTTTAAAGAAGGATTACTTACAAAATTAGGTTTAACAAAAGGTGGTGGATCTTTAATGCCAACATTAAAAGGTGGTATAACTTTAGGTTTAGGTGTTCCAGCATTAATGGATTTATTTAGTAAAGATAAAGATGATGATAAAATGGATTTAGATGAATACTACAGAAAAAATGGTATTAACATTGCAGATGTAAGAAATAATCCTTACAATTATTTATCAGCTGCAAATCAAGGAAGTTTATTTGCTGCCGATGGTGGTTTGATGAGAACAGGTTATATTTAGCAGCTGCTTTTGATGGTAGCACATATAATTATGAAGCGTATGCTGATGGTGGTAGAACAGGTTATGCAGAAGGTTCAGATGAACCGGTAGCCAAGAAGACTATGCCTCTATTAGATATGGATGGTCAAGAAATGGATTTAAGAGAAGATGGTGGATTCGTACCATTAGGAAGAATGGAAAGAGCAGACGATGTACCTGCAAGATTATCAAAGAATGAATTTGTATTTACTGCTGACGCTGTTAGAAATGCAGGTGAAGGAGATATAGACAAGGGAGCAGAAGTCATGTATAACATGATGAAAAACCTCGAATCCGGAGGTGAAGTATCAGAAGAATCGCAAGGATTAGATGGCGCTAGAGAAATGTTTAAAACATCACAACGATTAGAGGAAGTATTATAATGGCGACAGAAACCACAATATCGCGACCAGCACCCTTTGTAGAACAACTAGGAAAAGATTTAGCTGAACAGGCCGTAGCACTTACAGGTGTTCCCGTTGTATCAGGTGGCATTGGAAGTCTTTCAAAACAAACAGGTGAGACTGCAGCAGGATTTAAAGCAAGACAAGATGCTGCAAGAGCATTTACAACAAGACAAGAAAATTTAGCAGGACTTGCACCAAAAGTTGCAGGTCAAGATCAATTACAAAAAGATGCACAAAAGTTAGCAATACAAGGTGTAGGATCATATCAACCTTTTCTACAACAAGCTCAACTAGCATCAACTGCATCATTTAACCCACAAATTGCACAACAGTTTATGTCACCATACCAATCACAAGTTATGGAAGCATCACTTGCAGAGTTTGATAGAAATTCACAAATGCAACAACAACAAATTGCAGATCAAGCAGTAGCATCAGGAGCTTTTGGTGGTGGACGTGAAGGTGTTATGCAAGCAGAATATCAAGCAGGTTCAGATAGAAACAGAGCACAGTTACAAGCAGGATTATTAAATCAAGGTTTTCAACAAGCTCAACAAGCAGCACAACAACAGTTTCAAAATCAACAAGGTCTAGCTCAATTAGTACCTGGATTACAAGGAACAGATATTTCACGTTTAGGTTCATTGGGCGCATTGAATCAAGCACAAGTACCAGATCCAGGATTCTTACAAACTGCATTAGGTGCAGCGGCTACTGGAGCAGGGATATACGGGGCATTAAAAAGACCTTAATATGACTAGAACTTTAAAAAGACCAATGTTTAGAATGGGTGGTTCTACAAACTCTGGTATTACATCAGGGTTAGATCAACCAAGAAAACAGTATAGTCAAGGAACAGATCCATACGATAGAGCTTTGAGTACAACTGAAAGAGCTATGAAAGATCTTGAAAGATTTAAAGGAGAAAATACAAGATCAGATAGATTACTACCAGGTAGTTTACCAAACTTTTTAACTTCATTTGGTTTAAATCTAATGTCACAAACACCAAGAGGTGGTTTGTTAGCTACAGCTGCAACCGCAGCTAAAGAACCTTTTGCAACTTTTCAAGCAGCACAGTTAGCTAAAAAAGATGACAAGATGAAAAGAGCTGAAGACTTATTCTCTGGTGCATTAGCATCTGAATATGATCTTGAAGAACAAAAACTAAAAAATTTAGGTGATGGTAGTGATGGTAGATTATCTCCAGAAGTTGAAAGAGATATTATTACAAATGCTCAACAAACTATATTTGATCAAAGAGCTATTATAAATAATCCGGAATCAACACCAGAAGAAATTGCAGCTGCTAAAAATAGAATTACAATTAATCAGAACGTTCTTGTAAAAGAATTAGGTGTACCACCTGAATATGCAGCGATACTTGGTGACCCTGATTTATTTGGTGATGCAATGGCTGATTATGTACAAACAGAAAATAAAAGAAGAATTGATGAGTATGTAGCAGCCAATCCTAATGCTACTCCTAAAGAAATACAAGACAACGTACCACAAATGCAAGAAGGTACGGCACAAGCTAGAGACTTTACAATAGACCAATTAAAACAAAAATACTATTACAACGATGGTGGTAGAGTAGGTTTAGCTTTTGGTGGAGATCCAATGATGCCAGCAGTTGCTGAAGCTCCCAAAGATGAAGTTCAAGATTTATCTTACACAGAACTTAGATCAAGATTACCACAAGAAATATCAAACGATATTGTACAACTATTAGCTAATAGTAAACAAGCATTGATGGACTTTGCAAATATTCAAACGGGTGAAGACATCGCATCATTTAATCAACAGTACGACGTAAATCTGACATTACCACAGGGAGCTTAACATGGAGCCCTTTAAACCTAAAGATAATAGAATTGTTATCGACAAGGATACGCTAACAGACACTTTAAAATCTACACTTACAAAGAAAGATAGACCTGTAAAATTTACATGGAAAGGTGCAGCTAATTTTGCAACTAGTGTTTTTAATACTAACCCTTTTGATCCTCGTAAATTAGAAAGAATTAAGGAACTTACAACAACTAAAAACGTAAAAGAAAAAGATTACATAGATTTTTTTGAAGATATGGAGAAAGCTGTTTTGGGTGGTGTTCAAAACATAGGCTATTCTTTTGGAGACTTAATTACTACTGGAACTGATGCAGCATTAGATACAAATCTAACAGAAAGATTAGATAAAGCATATCAAGAAAATAAAATTCAAGACCCTGAAACATTGTTAGGAACTATTAACAAAATTGCAGTTGAATATGGTGTTCCTGGTGGCGGCGTATTCAAGATAATGAATAGAGCCAAGAAAATTTTAAAAAGTAAAAAAGCTAAAGATGCAAACTCAGCGGCCAAAGCAACAGGGACCACGGCCAAAGGATCAGACATTGCAAAACGTGCTGGGTATATGGCAACTGCCTTTGGTGCAACTGATTTTATAACATCAGGTGCAAGACAAATAAATGAAGAAGGACCATTAGTTTTAAATAAAGAAAGTGAAGAAGGTTTAGAAGGAAGAGATTTAGCACTTGCAAGGTTTAGAAACAAATTAAGATTTGGTGCTGAAGGAACTATTATAGGTGCAGGTTTTCCTATACTAGGCAAACCTCTTGCAAAGATCGCAACTGTTGGTGCTAAGTATGGTATCATGAAACCAGCAGGTTATGCATTAACAGGTGTAGACACTTTAGTTGTAAGACCTGTAACTTATCTTGCAGCAAATGTACCAGGATCTGCAACAGCAGGTAAAGCAATTAGAAATGCTAGTAGCTTTGTTATTGATAAAGCATTAGCTCCTTTAAAAGTAGGAACTGGTGCAAAACAATTACCATCGTTTGATAAGTGGAGAATGTTTTCCACTAAAAGTAGTGATCCACTAGAGTCAAGATTAAAAAAATTAGACAACTTCTTATCTGCATTTAGATCATTAGGTAAAGGAACTGGCTTAAAATACCAACTTACATCAGAAGCAGAAAGAACAATAAAATCAAAAAATAGAACTATAGAAAAATTTTTACAGTCTATTGAAAAAAAATCATATGATTTAGCAAAAAGCTTTGAAGGACAGTATAATTCATTAACTACATCTCCCGCAAGTAGAGATTATTATTTAGATAAAGTATTAGCTTTCTTAAAAGGTCAAACTAAAAAAAGTGATTTACCAAAAGAACTACAAGAAACAGCAGAACTTTTGAATAAAGAAATATTAAACACTAAAAAAACATTTGCAAACTTATTACCTGAAGGTGATCTTAAAAACTTTATGTTAAATAATATAAAGTCTTACATGAGAAAATCTTTTGCAACATTTAGTAATCCTGAGTATCAAGCAAGTGATAAATTAAAAAGCTCAGCTTCTAAATGGATACTAGAAAATGTAGTTAAAAAAAATAAAGACATAAGAGAGTCTGCTCTAAAAGAATTAAAAACTAAAAACATGACTGACAATCAAGCTTTACAAGAGATGGCCGAAAGTTTAACAAATAAAATATTGGTCCATACAAAACAAGATGGTGTCGATCCACTAAGGATTTTACAAAACATATCTAAAGATACTTTAAGATCTGATAAATTAATTAGAACAGGAGAAGAGTTACCTGATGTAATTAAAAAATTATTAGGAGAAGAAAACAATTTAAAATCTTCTGTACTACAGACCACATCACATGCAATTACACAAGCTGTTAATAAACAAACTTTAGATAAGTTAGCTAAGATAGGTATTGATGAAGGTTGGTTGTTTAAAGATAAAACAATTGCAGATGCTAGAAGAATGTTTGACGTAGAAAAAGTTGGAGACTTAAAAGGATTAGGTTTATTAAAAACTGGGATGAGTAAGTTGTTTGCTTCTAAAGATATGGCTAAAGCATTAAAAGGAGCACCTGGTACATTTGATAACTGGATACAAAGTTCTGTATACAGAAACATATTACAATTTAAAGTAGCTACTCAGTTTGGTAAAACAGTTCTTTCACCTGTTACACAAGTAAGAAACGTTTCATCTGCTAGTATGTTTCCATTAGCTAATGGTCATATAGGAGGTAGAGCTTCTGTAACTGACTCAATTAAAATGGTTGTCGATGATATATTTGGTGCAGGTAAAGTAATAGATGAAGGTAAGTTTATAAAAAATTTAGAAAACAAAATTAGACTAGGTGTTATAGATGAAAACATTGTAGCATCAGAACTACAAGCAGTGTTAAAAGATATAAGAGCTGGAGCTAAAGTAAAAAACATGGACAGTTTAATTGCAAGATTAGCTGATTCAAAAATGATTAAAACAGCAACAAGAGTATATGCTGGAGGTGATAACTTATGGAAATGGTATGGCCATGAGTATGTAAAATCTCAAATGAAATCTATGTATAAAAATGTAGATGATGTTGCTAAATGGACAGAAGAAATTGTAGGTAGAAAATTTGATAAGTTTAATACATTCACCGGTAAAGCAAAAACATTAGACGAAGCTTTAGATGAAGCTGCTGCATGGCAAATAAGAAACACTTATCCTACATACAGTAAAGTACCACAAGTTATTAAAGATTTAAGAAAACTACCTTTCGGTAACTTTATATCATTCCCAGCTGAGATGATTAGAACAACCTATAATATATTATCTATTGGTGCTAAAGAAGCTACATCATCCAACGCACAATTAAGACAGATGGGTTATAGAAGACTACTTGGTGCATTTGTAACTTTAGGTGGAGCAGAAAAAGGTGTTTCAACATTAGCTCAAAATTTAACAGGCACTACAATGGAACAGATAGAAGCATATAAAAGAAGTCTATCAGCACCATGGGATTCAAGAGCAGCCATTCTACCAGTTAATAAATGGAAAGATGGAGTTGGTAAAGCAATTAACTTTTCATACTTCAGTCCATACGATGTAATTTCACAACCATTTAGAGCAGCTATAAAAACTATTGAAGAAGGTAAATTAAAACAAAGAGACGTAGGTGATACTATGTTTAAACTTTTCTTTGGAGAAGACGGGCCAATAAGAAAACTAATTGATCCTTTTGTGTCTCAGTCAATCGCATTAGAAAAAATGTCAGATGTAATGCCATCAAATCTTTTACTAGGTGGTAGAGGTGGTGTAACTAAAACAGGAGCTGCTGTTTATTCTGATACAGATTCAGATCAAGATAAATTTATGAAAAGTTTAGGACATATATTTAGAGGTGTAAGACCAACATTTATTGATACAGGTGATAAATTATTAAAAGGTTTTACAGGACAACCTGTAAACTTACAAGATGAATTACTTGCAATGTTATCTGGTATTAGAATTATCAATGTCGACGTACCACGAACCATGAACTACAAGATAACAGAATACAATAGAAATATTAGATCAGTTACAACTGCAGAGAAGTTTTTTAGTTTACAGGACTTTGAAAGTAGAGGACCCGAAACAATGGCACAAGAGTTTAAAAAAATTCAAGATGAAGCTTTTAAAGTTAATCAAGACTTCTATTTTATTTTAAAAGATGCAGAAACAGTTGGAGTTAGTGAAAGAGATTTAAGAAAATTATTAAGGGGTAGAAATATATCTTCTGCTAAAGCAAGAAAATTATTAAAAGGAGATAATATCCCTTACACAGCTTATGATTCTCGTATGAAAAAAAGAGTTAAAGAAGCTGAAAAAATTGCAAAAGAAAGAGGAGAAAAAATAGAAAAAGATTATTTTTATCCAAAAAGAATGTTTAGAAATATTGTAAGAGATTATGGTAAGAAAAAATTAGATCAAAGAGAAGGTAAAACAGATCTACAGAAAATAGAAGAGTTAATGAATTTAGATCAATCTAGTATTCCACAAAGAGATACAACTGTACAAACAGCCAATATACAAACACCACCATTACCAGGTACACCAATGCCAAAAATACAAAAGGTTGCGGCAAATATTAACCCAAATACTAACTTGACACAAACAGAGAGTGCATTACTATCACCAAGTGAACAATTAATAAGACAAAGGTCTAGAACATAATGGTAAACAGATTTAAAAGTTTGGGCGGTATGATAGGCAAGTCCTATCGGGTTTCTATTGTAGCGGGGGTTACAATATAATGACTAAAAAATCTGCAATGCAAAAGATTGAATCACACGAAAAACTTTGTAGAATTATGCAGAAACAAACTTTTGAACAAATAAAAGAAATGCAAGAAAGAATTAAAAGATTAGAATATTGGATAGTCGGAGGTATGGGAGCCGT